TGTTTGACAGAAGTCCATCAACTCATTAATACCAATACCCACCAGCAATAACACAAAAGCAACACCGCCAATGATGATGGCAAGCTCTTGCATTTCTTCTTCTTTTTCTTTAGCCTTCTTCTCTGCTTTCTCTAAAGAGCGAAGCTCTCTTGCATCATCAACATCCATCTGGGCTTGACGATCTTTAATCTTGTTCCAAACATCAATCTTGCCTGTTGTCATGAACAACATCTTGAGTTCTTCTTCAAAGGCTCTAGCTTGTTCTAGTGCCATCTCAATTTGTAAGGCTGTCCCCATGTTGGAACCCTTACCCTTCTTCGCCTCAATCAGTGCCTTAGTAGCTGTGCTTTTAGCATCAAAAAGCTTCCCAATCATTGGGGCTAAAGAACCTAGATCACTAGCTACTTTGCTGGCCTTCTTGACCATGCTGATTGCGTTCTGTATGCCAGCTAGGGCTGTCATCGGATCAATCATCGCTCAACCTTTTTCCATTCAATGCATATAACCTTTCTGTTATATACATCTCCAGTCCATGTCCATCGGACACATCTATATTTTTCCTCCTTGGACGCAATAGGGAAAGATATGACTAATAAAAGTATTACTGATGCAGCTTGTTTTCTATAGCAAGCCATATGGCTCCACAGAAAGCACCAATAATTAAGACAGGCTTCACTGCTCTAGCAAGCCATTCAAGCACAACGAATGCACCAGCGGCTGCGTTGAATGCAACCACCACTGCTTGTGTGTTCTTATCTAGCTGGTCTACTTTAGCTTCAACAGCTAATAGACGGTCATAGATTTGGGCGTGGGTGACTTCTTCAGTCATGGCGTACTAGGCTTAGGATATTTAGCTTTAACAGCAAGACACGCATCAATGTATGTTTGTATTTGAGCTTGGTCACCTTTGACTACGCCATCAATGTAGTCATTGATTGATGGGTATTCTTTTGCCCTATCACGTTGATATTGTGTCTTAGCAAGTTCAGCTTGTTCTGCTAAAGAAGCAGCTTCCATTGCATCAAATTCTGCTTCTTCTTCGGCAGTTAATGGAAATACGCCATTGTCAGTTGTTTTAAATCTCATTTCTGTACCCCAAAAAGTTGAATAGTGCCGCTTGCAATCTGAAGTCCTGCATCTCTTTCAAAAAATTGAACTGCGTTATTTGCTTCTGCATTTTTTCTATAACCACCACCAAAAAAAGTAATGCCATCGTATGAAGCAGAACCGTTAGATGATCCGCTTCCCCAAAATTGTGTTCCTTGAGAGCTATCTAATGGATTAGCCATATAAAGAGCACCATTAAAAGATGACCCCGGTGGAGCAAATGCGTTACCAACATTCACAGGATCAAAAACACGAATTGATGTTGATGAATTACTAAAAGAAGTACCACCACTACCAGCATTAGGAGCTGATATATAAGACCAGCCGTAACTTCCTGCTGATGATATAAAAGTTGCTCCATTATCAGTAGAGACTCTCATAACCAAACCTCTATCGTGATTTACAAATTTTATGTTATTAAAAACAAATAAAAATAAATCATAAGCAGATGTAATACTTGTATTTGTAAATGTTAAGGCTGTTGAATTAGATGCGGTTACTGTTGCGATTAAAGTTAATCCACTTGCACTTGCTGCTGGTGCAGTTGACTGCCAAGTTGTCCCGTTGCTAGTCAATATATTCCCGCTAGTGCTAGGAGCAACAAACAAAGGTGAGCTTGTGCCATTGCCAAGAATGACATTGTTGGCTGTGAGAGTTGATGCACCAGTTCCACCATTAGCAATAGGAAGCGTTCCTGTAACATTTGTTGCAGCATTTACAAATGTAGTTGAAGTTGTACCTGTACCGCCATTAGCAATAGGCAATGTTCCTGTTACACCAGTAGACAGAGGAAGACCTGTTAAATTGGTAGCAGTGCCACCAGAGGGTGTACCCAATGCACCACCATTTACAACAGCAGCACCAGCAGAACCAACATTAACAGCTAATGCTGTAGCCACCCCAGTACCAAGACCAGACACACCAGTAGCAATGGGCAAACCTGTAGCACTGGTTAGCGTACCACTAGAAGGCTGACCTAATGCACCACCATTAACTACTGGAGCACCAGCAGAGCCAACATTAACAGCTAATGCTGTAGCCACTCCAGTGCCTAGCCCAGATATATCACTGGCTTCAATGGTTCCATCAGACAGGGGATTCCCTGTGCTTACAAAATTACCTAGTGTTCTTGCTTTAGTCATCTATTACTCCGTAGGTTGTGTAGGCCAAGTGATGGTCCAAGGAAATCCTGTTTGTGTAGGCACATCTCTTAATGCTTGGCAGTAGTCTTTCCATGCCTGTGAAGGTGTCATATCGCTACGAAATCTCCAATCAGTATCAGCTAACTTAGTGTCACGAGTTTGACGAACAGACTTAGCCTGTTCAGCATCTTTAGTAGCCTTGTAAGCCACTTCTTGTTCAGCAGCAGTAGTAGTTACACCATCTACCACTTGGTCAATAAAGACAGGGCCAAGCACATACTTGGTGTACCACTTGCCATCAATCTGCTCAACACCAGAGGCTTGAGAGTATTGGTAAACAGTGGCTCCAGTAGCTTGTGCGCCTTCAAAGACTACATCAGCACCCAAAGCCTCTAAGACTTCAGTTGTTGTTGTCTCCCATGACGGGCCACCATTGGCTTTTTGATATGCACGAAACTCTGCTTCGTACATTACTTGTCCTGATTGTGTTCTGATTTGCATGATGTTCCTTACGCTATTGCGAGTCCAATGTAGGTTGCAGAAGATACATTGATGTCAGTTGCTGACAGTTGATTAACTACAAAACCTGTGCTGTTGGTATCAATACTATCGTCAGAAGTAACTTCAACAGCAGTTGTATTCATACTAAAGTATGGGTCATTTCCTGACACAATGCCTCTAGCACTATCCCACACATACCAAGCACCAGTAGAGTTGGTGCGCTTAATCATTACAAACCTAGCACCACCTGTGAAGCCACAGTTAATTGTCTGTGATGAGCCATTGCCTGTGTATGAGAATACTTTGGAAACACCTGCACAAGTTGCAAATAGGTAGGCTACATATTTATAACCATTAGCATTAGGTGGATATGCAGAAACACTACTCACAAGAAAATAACTTGATGTAAAAACAGAACCATTGGTTGAAAACGCATCTGCATTAACTTGTCTTGCACCAGTTTCATTTAAATAAATACCATTGCGTGTTGACCCTAATACAGAACCACCTACCCACCAAGGCCATGCCGCATCTCTACTTTTGCAAATAATAAGTTCTGGTGCAACGCCTAAATTGTGCGTAACTTGTCTATCATCTGTACCCGTCCCTGTATAGCAAACCTCATCAAAAAACGATGGAGCACGTCTAAAATTATGCCAAGCATAAGTTATTCCTAGAAGTGTGCTATAGGCAAAAACAGTACCAGTGCTAATATAAATACCATTTTGATTTCTAGAAAAATCTGCTATTTGTTGTGTTGGGTCAGCGATAACGCCAGACTCTACATTTGTTGAGGATGATGCTAAATAATTTGACTTACCTCTAAGCCTATCAAAAAACGAATGGTTATACCCCGAAGTAAAATCACGAATTGTTGCAAGCACTGTGTCAGGAGGGAATCCTGCATTAACAACATAATTGCTTGAGTTAGATGCAGCAACAGGACTAAACACTTTAGTCGCATCAGTAGGCACTTTCATCGGGCCTCTGCGAATTGCTATGTAGATGTAATTGTCGCTACTAACATTGTACGAACTAACACCAAAGCCCGTGGAGTTGATTGTTACAGTGTTTGTGTCTTCTGCATCAGTCCTGTCTGCATACAAAGTTTGGGCTGCGCCAGATGTAAAAAGCCCTCTCATGTTGTCTTGTATAGCCCATGAAGAACCAAACCCTCTTGCGCCTGATGATGAGTTTTTTATAAGAACCCACTGAGGCTCATAGCCAAGAGATATGTTTTGAGTAGTCCCATTACCCGTGTAACTCCCACACGAAATCACATTGTCTGTACCAGTTAGGCCAAAGCCTCCTGCGTCATGGGCAAATAGGTAGGCTACGTAGTTTAGCCCGCTATAGTTGACATTAGGGCTTGTGCCAAGGCTGAATACGCTTTCAGTTGGTGTGGTGCTATTCCAGAATGTAGGTTCTGATGCTGAAGCACCAGTAGTATTTAACAGCAAAGCGTTGCTGTTGCCAGCACTACGATGGTAAACGCACCAATTACTTGCAGAGCCATCAATCCGCTTAACAATTATGCAACCGGGAACTGAACCAAGATTGTGAGCAACAGTTCTCCCAGCAGTGCTATTCCCCGTATAAGTCACAACATCAAAGAACTTTGGCTGCTCTCGGAATGTCCATGAGACTTGTGAAAACGTGTCAGAATTAACCCACCCGTAATTGTCTTGCCCTAAAGAAAAACCATTTGAATTAAAAGAAGTTAGTACGTTAGGCGTTCCGTAGGGATTAGAAGCATTTGTTATGTTAGAACAAAGAATAGAGGTGTTACCTCGAACTGTGTCAAATAATGCGTGTTCTAAAGCATTAGAACGTGATTTAAACCAAACCAATCCACCCTTGGTAGACAAATCAATGCCATTGGTAATTGTCTGTGTAGCACCATTACCTGTATAAAGGTACGTTGAAAACACATCCTCAATGTACTGAGGCATGGCAGCCGCACCACCACCAAAGGCATCATAAGAAGCTGCACCGCTAGTTGCTTGTAATGGCATGGTTTAAGCCTTAAATTGTGTGTTGCTTGCCAAGACTGTAAAAGTAGCACTACCTGTCTTGATTATCAAATATCTAAATGAGTCAATGCCACTAGCGTTACCAGCGGTAGGCGCACCACCTAGCCACCTAGTAGTGACTCCAGATGTAGTACCATCAACTTGCACAGCAGAGTTATAGTAAGCAGTAGAGCCTTGAGTGACCAAGAAAGCCACAGTCATTGACTGACCTGTACTCATTAAAGTGTTTAATGAAGTACCGCTAGAGGCTCTAAAGTTAACTGTCCAGTTAGCACTTGCGTTACTTGTGTAGTACAAGACAGACTGAGTTGTAATGTCGTAGTTGATTGTGCCAGTAGCCGCTGTTGCAGATACTGTAGCTACCTCTGCTGCATCGTTTAGAACAATGGCAGTAGCAGAAGATGAGCCTGAGAATGTTTGTGTGGCTGTAAAAGTCTGTGCTGTGTTGGTAGTGGCTATGTTAGCGTTGTAGGCTTGTACATCAGTACCAATAGCTAGTCCAAGGAATGAACGAGCAGAAGACCCACCAGCACCCAGTGTAGTTAAGTCAGCATCATATGCTTGCACTGTAGTACCAATAGCTGCAGCTTGCAAAGCTGAGTCAGCCAATGCACCCTGTGCTGATGTAGCATAAGCTGTACTAGCTGTTGTAGCTGCAGTGCCTAGCCCTAAGTTTGTCCTAGCTGTAGAAGCACTAGCTAAGTCAGAAAGGTTGTTAGAGATTCTTAAGAATCTAGCATCTGATTGTGTTTGTGTATAAACATTAGCAAGTTCAAAAGCAGCATAGGCAACAATGTCAATGACATCACCAGTGGTAGCTCCAGTAGCTAACACAACAGTTACACCATCATTGGCTGTAAAGTCTGAACCAGCTACTAGCTTAGAACCGTTCAAGTAAACATCAACATAACCAACATCATATGTTGATGCAAATGTTGTCTGTCCAGATGTTGCTGTGTATACAACTCTCTCTGAAGTGCCATTGACAGCAGAGCCAGCAGCGGCCCAAGAAGAACCTGTGTAGACATACATCACATTACCAACAGAGTTCCAATACAGAGCACCTGTTAGTAAAGCATTGCCATCATTGTCTAATGTGGGTGCTGATGTTTTACTGCCTAAATATCTATCATCAAAAGCATCATAACTAGCAGCAGCATTAGTAGCTGCTGTAGAAGCTGTGCTTGCTGATGTAGCTGCATTACCTTCACTGGTAGCAGCATTAGAAGCTGATGTGGCTGCAGCAGCAGCAGAGGCAGCAGCAGCCGTAGCACTACCTAAAACAGTATCAACATACAGTTTAGTTGTAGCATCAGCATTATCTGTTGGAGTACCTAAGCCTGTAATCTTGTTAGTACCCATAGCGATAGCACCAGACATAGTGCCACCAGCTTTAGCCAAATTCAAAGCATCAGCAGTGTCTACATAAGTTTTAGTGGCTGCGTCTTGGTTTGCTGTGGGATCACCAACACCTGTAATCTTGTTTGTTCCCATTGCAATAGCACCACTCATAGTGCCACCAGCAAGTGCTAGTTTAGTTGCAATGGAATTTGTAAGAGTGGTGGATAAGCTTGCATCATTGCCTAAGGCTGCTGCAATCTCATTCAATGTGTCTAATGTAGATGGAGCAGAGGCTACTAAGTTGCTGATAGATGTATCAACATATCCTTTAGTGGCTGCATCCCCTGAGTTGGTAGGGCTGGTAAGATTGGTGATGGTGGCAGCAGTGCCAGCATTCATGTTCAATCCACCATTGATGGTGACATCATTAAAAGAAGATGTACCTGTAGAGGCTGTAACATTACCAGTTAAGTTGCCTGTAACATTACCTGTTACAGCACCAGTATGAGTACCTGCAGTGTTACCAGTGACATCACCAGTAAGATTACCAACAAAGCCTGTAGAAGCCGTTACTGTAGTTCCTGTAATGGCTTGAGCAGAAGAGCCACCAATCACAGTACCATCAATAGTACCTGCGTTAATATCAGCAGTGGCAGCAACTAAAGAAGTGTTAGCTGTAAGTGCAGTGAATGTACCAGCAGCAGGTGTTCCTGTACCAATGGCAGCAGGAGCAGCCCAGTCAGCACCATCAAGCTGGTCCACATTAAGATTGGATACCTTGGTTGTAGAAGCTACAACAAAAGGAGCAGTGCCTGTAGACACTGTAGAAGTGATGGCACTAGAAGCAGATACAGTTGTAAAGTTTGCTGCAGCAGTTGAGCTACCACCAATCACAGCACCATCAATTGTTCCACCATTAATGTCAGCAGTGTCAGCAACTAAGCTGTCAATGTTTGCTGTGCCATCAATGTATAAGTCTTTAAACTCAAGAGCACCTGTACCTAAGTCAATGTCATTGTCTGTTACTGGAACAATAGCTCCGTCTTGGAAGCGTACCTGCTCAACAGCAGCAGCCGCCACCTCAACAAACACACCATGACGATTGTTACTTGTATCAGTGGCAATCTTATTTAATAAGTCAGAGTCACCAATGACAGGAACAGGGTGTCCCTCAGCAGCAGTGCCATCGTGCTTATGTCCAGCACCTACAGCAAACGCATCACGCAGAGCATTAAGCTCATTGTTAATAGGAGCTGCCCGTACAACTGCGGTAGGTACAATATCAGCAGCGGATTGTCTTACATAACCTGTCAAGGTAGTTCTCCTTAGCGTCTGTCATTCATTGAATAATTCAAGACCAAGCCCTGAATTGTATGACTAGCATTCGTATCATTAGTCACATACTTGAAAGCAATGGAGAATCCAGAGCCTTCAATATTTACTTTCTCAACTGGTGATGGATTACCATCAAAGATTGCAGCAGCATCATAAATAGCTTCATTGTAATAAGCTGCTGCACCAGTTGTTGTCATCGAATAGTTAGAAGGATTAAACACATTCTGACTATCATCAAAGTCATAGCTAACACCTAAACTAATAGTAGAAGCTCCTTCACTACGCAAGAAGGTAGTGAAATTATAGAAGTTCTTTCTAATGGTAGGATCTTGGAAATAATAATAAGGTGTTTGATACACACTTAAAATTGTGGAAGAATTAAAAGAACTTCCTGTTTCTTGTTGATGTACCTTACCAGCAGAATCACCATGAATAACAATCTCATCTATCCCTATGTATCCACTAGAAGCACAAGTAGCTGGGAAATCAAAGAGTTGACTAAACTCAAAAGCCACCCCACCCTCAGCAGCCCTCAAACCACCCAGTAAACCAAAGGTTCCTTCTGAGGGTATGAACAATCTAAACTGAGACTTCTTACGAATAACAACTGAACTTAGTGTCTCAGGATCAATAGAACCAGCTACCATTTCTTTTAAGATTGAAGTGATGGTAAATTGAATTTGTCTAGAAATTGTTTCTAGCTCCACATCACCAATTTTATTTGTACCTGATATTGGCCTAAAGCCATCTGGTCCTAAGAATACTAAGCTACCGCCAAGTTCTACCACACTATCAGGAACAACACAACCTAAATTGGTTGTCACTTCACTGACAACAAAGTCAGCAATGTTAGTACCTGTCAAACTCTTAATGGCATTCTTACCAAAGATGTACAGCGTATCTCTAAACTGCTTAATCTGAACAATCTCAAAGCCCACATTGATAACAGCAGCACCATTAGCTGGATTGAAGTTTGTCTCACTCAACGGAGAAGAGATGTATAAATTATAAGGATCTGTTACATCACCAGCCAAGAACAAATGGTTGTTAAAGGTAGCAGAAAACTTAGGACTGTTAGGAGCATTGGCATCCGTAATCTGTGTATATGTAGTTCCATCATACACAGCCGCTGGATTGATACCATCTGTCAATACAAACTTAATAGAGTTCCAATTATACCTAGTAAACCTAACCTTCTTAACTCCCACCATCGTAACAGTTCCGGGAGTTGTAATGGCTGACCAAGTAGATGAAGAAGCTACCCACCTATAAAAGTAGTTCGTACCAGCAGAGGGTCTACGACAAGCAAAGATACCATCATTCAAACCCTCAGCTACAAACACACCAAGAACACTACCTGTTCCTGTCACTGTGCCATAGCTATTAGCATATCCACTAATCCGTCTATAGCCACCAGAAATAGCTGGCTCATAATTAATAAGTTGCGTTGCAGATCCGGGATACATCTCACCCTGAGTTAGTACATCCCTATTGGTGTTCATACCACCAATACAAGAAACCTTAAAGCCACTTATTCTATCTGCCATTAAAACACTCTTGGATTGTAAGAAGGCTTAACAATCATTGTTGAACGCATGTACAAAGGCTCATCTAACAAAAGCCTACGCATTGCTTTAATTCCTGTTTCAAACTTCTCTTTATATATAGAAGCCCCCTGCTCATTTGATCTAAACATAAGCATATAGAACATAGCACCATCAATTAGTACACCAGTAAATCTATCAGGAACAATACAAACATCTGTAGACTCTACCAGTTCAGCAGGGAAAGACCAATACTTATACTCCACTTGATAAGCCTGATCCGGCAGTGGAGTGATACCAAACTTAGACTCTTGTGTTTGATAAACAGCAATGGAAGGACCATAGCCTCCAGTGCCATTAACATCCTCACCGGGACGATAGTTGTCTAAGTAGTCAGTGTATGTAAGAACAGGTAAACGAGCTGGATCATTATCTGCTGCTGTTAGCCTCTTGAGATAGAAGCTCTCCCAATCAACACTAGACAAAGTAGAAGGAAAGGAATATGTTCCTGTCCCTACTGTCAGTGTCTGTGTATTAGTAACAAGAGAAAAAGGCCACTCTTGTGCAGAGTGCATCAATTCTCTAATGGATGAATTGATAGCATTCTTAGCTAGAGACTGGACGTTTCTAGCTCCATCGAATTCGGTGGTGTCCAAGACAACCTCACCCATTCTTCGTAGCAATTCATTCGTTAAAGAAATGTATGTAGACATAATTTTTAAACAATAAAAGGGAGAGGCGGTTAAGCCCCTCCCTGCATCAACTAGCTATTAAGCCAGTTGCTCACGGTCTACAGAAGTAGGACCAACACGGTCTTGTGCGTCAACGATGACAGCAAAGACACGGATTGAACCAGCACTCAATGTAGTGGTTTCAGTAACCAACAGCAAGTCCAATGTGTCGGCAGCTCCAGACACGATAGGATAAGCAGCAGTTGCTGGAGTTGCGTAGGTTCCGGCAGTAGCTGAGCTAGTCACTGCAAAAGCAGAAACATAAGCAGCAGCAGTAACGCCAGTAACACCCAAGCTAACTGTACAGCTACCAGTAGCAGCAGTGAGTACTTCAAAGCCAGCAGCCAACACAATAGATTGTGCGGGAATCTGGAGAGCTTCAATCACATCAGCAGCAGCAAGAACGCCACCTTTGGCTGTAGCAGCAGCGGCCCAGCTAATTGTGTTTTCAACAACATAAGGCATGTTGCGAAGAGCACGACTAGGGTGAGTACCTGCACCAACAGCGTTTGAGAGAGTAGTAATAGTTGCCATTTAGTTCTCCTTAAGCAGCGTTGTATTTAGCAGTGACGATGCCTTCAGGACGCAAGATTTTGCGACCATAAAGATGCATACCACGCACGATGTCAGCGAAGCTGTCTGGATCACGATATGTCTCGGTCTTAGTGATTTGCTGAGCAGTTGCAACAGCAGAGTCATGACCACCAACAATCACACCATAGTTGGAGTTCTGGTTAGCAGTACCTGAAGTACCAGCACCAGTACCAATTTTTGGCAGGTTGTTAGAAACATAGATGCGGAAGCCATGCAAGTTGTTAATGACCAAGCCGTTCTGCAAACCAGAACCACCAAAGTCACCATTCAACAAACGGCTGTCTTCGTCCTTCAACATTTCGATGAACACAGGATCGACCACCAACCAGCGACCAGCGGAGTCAACAAACTGTTGATCCAACAAGCGGCCCATACGAGCAATAACCATCAAAGGCGATGCCACATCTGTAGGCAGTGCAGTTGCACCGGGCAGACGGGGAGCCAAAGGAATGGAATGCTCACCAGCAGAAGCTGTAGTGATGTTACCGAAGCTACCTTTTTTCAGCTTCATAGTAGCCAACAACTCATCAGCACCAGCGGCAGTAACTGCCTTAGTACCAGCGGCTGCTGTACGAGCTGTGTCAGGATTCACATGCTTTGCAGACTGTGAAAAACCAGACAAGTAACCCAAGACATCTTGGTCATACTGATCACGCAAACGATACGCTGCACGATCAGAAGCCATCTGCATGAAGTTCACATGTGAGTGAGCTGCTTCGATGTCATCAATCTTGAAAGCGTAGTAGTTGGCTTGGTCAACAACCAATGTGAAGTCTTCATCATTCAGATCTTGAGCAGTGATCTGTGTGCCACGGGCGTAGCTTTGAACGCTAACCTCAGGCTCCTTGATGATTTTGACTGAGTCGCCCATGTTTGCGATTTCACCAAAGTAATCATTATTGGTGATGTCTTCAACAGTAGACGCTTTACGGAATGCAAGTTGTACTTGCTTTGAATAAATAACCGGACTGAAGTTGCCATTGGGCAAATTTCCATATCCGACTGCTTTTGGGAAGGCCATTATATAATCTCCTATAGATAGTATGGCATATACTTAAATACGCTCACAAGACTACAGAGGCTGATCTTAATAGGTGCGTATTATTCCACTATGCCTAGTGAAATGTGACGGGCTATTAAGCTTTCAGGTAATTCCGTTAGCTTACTGTTTTGCGTTACTAGTTGACAAAACAAAATAAACACTTCTTCAGTGTACTCTTGTTTCATCTTATTGATAGCTGCACAGACTAGTTGAATGTTTCCAACAACATACCCTTTACTGCTATCAATCCTGTCAAGACTTAAAGTATTAAATTGGTTGGCTGTTGCAAGCAGCGGTAATTTAGTATAAGCACATTGACCATTTTGATTTTTCCACAAATCAAATAAATCTTGATCTATGATATCAAACTCTTTTGTTCTATGCTTTGCTTTAGTGCAAAGACTTTTTAATCTAGATATAACATTCTTATTATACTTAGGAAAATAAGATTCGTTATATTTAGACACTCTTTTCTTAATATGATTAGAGTTCTTTATGTAATATTCATGTGTAGTTTTACTAGCACATGGCTTACATACCCCACCTACACCAAACTTCTTAGTTTTATCTTTATTAAAACTAAGTATTGATTTTGTCTCACTACACTTGTAGCAAGTCTTCACTTCATCCATAACTATCCCCGATTAGATAAAGAGCTAGACTGTGAATCGGCACAGTCAGGGGAGCTACCCTCTTCGCTCTATTAAAGTTATACCAGTTGTTTCAGATTTGTCAATACTTAACGAGCGTTTCCGCTAACATCGTATACAAACTTACCTGATTGTAATGCTTTAGCAATAGCTTCTTGGTTCTTTTCATACTCAAAGGTAGACATTTTACTTACCTCTGACTCATAAAACACACCATCTTTACTCTCACCTGTAGGTGCAGAACGGCTACCACGGGTGTTTACGCTTTCAGCAGCACCCTTATCTGAGGTGGTTTTCTTAGTCTTAATACCTTTATCGGCTTTGTATAAGTCGATAGCACGGGCAGCAGCCTTAGCATCACTCTCATTATCATACAAAGCATCCTGTACCCACTTAGGTTGTTCATCAACCCAAGTATGAAATGCATCATCATCACGGATAGAGTCAAAATCTGGATGCAGACGGGTCAACTCAGCCTCTGCCTTATCCTTAGCTGTCTGATGCTCACGCTCATCTAGCTGTTTAAATCGCTCATCCAATGCTTGAGTTTGTTCCTTAGCCTTTTTAATTGCAATGGTTTCAACAATCTTTGCAACATCAGGATAGGCTCTAGCCCACTCATTAAGTTCTTCTTCACTCTTAGGAAGCTTAATCTGCTTCTCTGTACTTTGTTGTAGCTGTGAATGAAGCTCATCAATTTGCTTCTGCAAAGCTACTTGCTGTTGCTGAGAATGTCTACGCAGATCTCCATAACGCTTCTTAAAGCTTTTCTCTTCTGCGCTTAAGTTGCTATCCTCAGGGTCTTGTGATTCTTGGGGATTGCTCTTATCTTCAGCCAATTGTTTCAACTCTGCTTCTTCTTGTTCAATCCGATCTTTGTTAGCATTACGCTTACCAAATGGAGAGAAAGCCTGAGCTTGTTGATTCTGGTTAATTACCGCTTCTGTCATAACATACCTTTAAGTTGGGGCTAACTGTAGCTGCATAGCAGGGAGATAGGTAGCCATATGGTGGGGAATTGTTGACACTCACCAGCCCACCTCTGGTTTGAGTATGCTAATTATATAGTATTATTTCTTAGAGGCAATGCCTCTTTTTTGAGCAGGTGCTGGTTTCTTTGTGCGTTTAGCAACCAATCCACCTTTAGCTAAAGATAATACATTGTAGTCTTCTATATTACCTTTGCTTCCACCTCCACCACTAGAGCCTCCACTAAAGCTACTAGAACTACTAGAGCCACTAAACCCTGTATCAAGCTCATTAAAATCGCCTAAGCTTTCACGATTTGCTGCTTGTTGTTCTTCTTCAGCTAAGATTTCTGTAGAAGATCTACTATCACCTTCACTCCTAGCTACTTCAGCAGCAGCGGCACGACCAGCTTCGGCAGCTTGATCAGCACTCTTACCTCTAGTAATGGCATCAGCAGCAGCCTGACTAGCAGCACCAGCAGCAGAAGCACTGAGTCCCATACTAGAAGCAGTATAACCTGCATTAGTAGCAGCACTAGCAGCAGAAACACCACTGCCTGTGGGACCAGCAGTATTAGCGGCACTTCTATAATCAGCATTAATACCCGCAGTGTCTGCAAGAGTGGTTCTATATTTATCAGCAGCACTTGTAGCAAGGGCATTATTAATTCTAGCAGCAGCTCCTAAAATAGGATTGACAAGACCCGCAGCTAAAGTTAATCCACTATTAACTTTGTTAGGAGTTACGGAGCCATCAGCATTTAAAGTGTAACTACCAAAGGAAGTACCTCCAACACCACCAGCACTAACACCTCCTGCAGCATCAGATGTAATATTACCACCGTAAGTACTGACACCTGTACCTCCATCTGTTGTATCAACTGTTCTGATCACTGCTCCATCTTTACCTGTAATTGCAACATTACCTAAAGCAAGATCTACCATTGATGTGTTATTAACATTACCTACATTTCCACCCACAACATCACTACCCACTGTAGTTAGAGTTTTATTACCACTATCTACACTGGCAGCACTCTGTACATTTTGTGCAACAGTGCTTCCTGCCGTTGTAGTTGTGCCACCCATTCTACTAGCTGGATTAGCATCCACTACAGAATAACCTTCAGGGATGGCTCCACCGGGTCTGTTGTTGAAATAGGTCATGTACAAAGAATCACCAGCAGCATTCTTCAATAGTCTAACATCCAATGCTGGGTTGGTGATGGCTGTTCTTTCAATATTATATTTAGCTAAGATGTCTTTATCTGCTGGAGGCACTTTAACAATACCACCACTTGCATACTTAGGCTCACCCATTGCCTCACCATCCACCTCTTTCATGATGTCATCAATCTCAGAGTCAAAGCCTTCTTCATCTTCATGCAGAGCTTCTGGGTTTTCTACTTCTTCTGCATTACCCATCTGACCAATCTCATTCATACGAGCAAGACCAGCCTTAGCTTCATCACGAAGCTTCATCAATCTTTCAAGACCAATGTACCTAACAACATCAGCGGGGAGAACAAACTCACCTTCACTCAGCTTAGCATCAATGTCATCTCTCACTTCGTTCTGCAAAGAACCAGTAGGTACATCATTGCCTGACACAGGATCTACTGTGCCACCTTCGTCATTCATGCCACCCTCGGCAAATAGTCTATTCATATCGTTTGATGCCATACCACCCTCTGCAAATTTATTAGAAGCTTCTGGTGCTGGAAATTTCTCATTGCCAGTACTAGATGCAAATGGACTCATACCTTTATCAATTCTGAACTTTGCCCATGATTCAGCTTTATCATAAATATCATCAGTGGGTTTCTCACCCTTTAATAAAATATCAAGTTCTGCTTTAGACAGGGTTGGAACAATTAATGGATACTCTACTTTTTTACCTTGGTATTCAAACTCAGATGATAGCTCTGTAGAACTATCACCATCTGGTCTTTTCAAGTCGCCAAAAAATCCCTTACCTTTAGGTGAGATAGAACCATGTCGCATCCCATAAGGAGCAACTCCTTGGTTAGTAAAGTTATCTTTCGACATTAACTTCATCCTTTAGATGTTTTAGTCTGCGTAAAGCAGCAACGGCTCCTTGAGCCTTTCCAATCTCACGAACATCAGTAGCTTGTTCTAAGTTTTTATGTTGCTGAGCAATCTCAGCATCAAGCAACTCTTGGAACGCATCCCATGTCACATGCGTGTTTACAAAGCCTTTAAGCTTGGGGAGGTACGGCTTGGACATTACCAGCAAATCCTTGTTCACCCGGCACTGGTGCAGCACCAACGCCAATATTTCCACCACCACCACCAGTCATATCAGCCACTGGAGGAGGACCACCTTCTGGACCAGCAACAGGAGGAGCACCTTCTGCAGGAGCTGTAGCTTGTTGCATCAGCAAAGCTTGACGCATAGCTTCTTCCATGTTGTTAGTCACCTTGTCTGGATCTAAGTCCATACTCTTAGCTATCTCACGAATGATGTAAGGAAACTTAGCAAACGGCATCAATGCAGGAGAGCTTGCAATTTGCAAGAACTGCATCAAGCGTTGGCTCCTCACCTCATTAGCCATCAAGCTCTCTGTACCTCTGGCTGTAACTTCTAAGTCTCCTTTAATGCTTTGATCAAAATCAAACTGCATGTTGAAGCTGAAGAAAGCTTTACCCAAAGGAGCTAACAAATAATCATCCACATTCTTGATGATGGTTTTAACACTGCCTGATGCAGCATTCATCAACATAGAAATACCAGAGGCTGTTCTACCCACGCCACTCACACCAGTTTGTCCGTGTGCAAAGGAAGGCATGCCTGTTGATTCATCAGCAAGCTGTCGTGCTTTATCGAACAGTTGTAAGTTCTCTGCAGCCACGTTAGGAAACTTAGTTCCAAACAAGCTTTGACCGGGAGCACCACCCTGTCGCCTAAACACTTTACCGGGATAGACAGTCATGTCCTGTCCGGGAACGAGGTTGGTTTCATCCACCTCGAATACAAGGTTGCCCGACAACACCGCATTGTCTACAGCCATACGCATAAAACCATTCATGAGGGTCTGGGTGTCATCCATGTTTTCGGCAACACCAATGCCAAATAGAGAGTAGGGGTTTAGTTCGCAAGGAGCAGCATAGTACGGAATGTTGGCGGGCTTAAACGGGTTCAACACTAGCCGAATAATTTTACTATTACAGAACCACACATTAGCTTGTAGCTCTTTATAGTTTTCAAGTTCTTTTGGAATGTCAATATCATTGTCAGATAGTGTTTCAATATCAACATTACCCCAATACTCCAACACTTCAAATCTATCTGTTCCTAAATTAGGAGCATAATCCCTTAAGTCATCTTCCCAATACTTCTTAGTATAGGAAGCACCACCTTCAATAACATCTTCAATGACAGTGGATCTAAAGAAAGGCCGATTCTTCAAAGCCCTTAGTTGTGTAGCACTAAGCTTGTGACGCTCAATAATGTATTGAGCTTCTTCCATGTTGGTAGCATCAGGATCAGGATAGAAGTTCCAGATAGAAACATGTGATGTCTCTGGTACTGTCTTCATCTCAGGCTTGTATGTACCCTCTTCATCCCAGCTTGGATACTCTTTAGTCTTAGCAAATGGACCCTTCATGATGCCTGTGCCAAACAGAGCCATCTCAAAGGCAGTGGAACGAAGGTGTTTATTAGCACCACTCTCATCCAACTGGTCATGTATCTTCTTCTCCATCTTCTTAGCTGCAACCATTGCAGGATGGAATGTGATGGAAGTGGGAGTTACTCCCGGACCTTCTTTCAAACCTTCTTGACCACCGAGCTGACCCTTCAAAGGACCAAGCTTGTCCATCAAAGAAGAAAGGGTAGCACCCGGTGCTAGGTCTTTACCATCACCTTTATAGCCAAAAGGAGAAACCATCTCCTCTTCTGGTGCTTTAGGGTCTATATGTACTGAATCCACTACACCATCTGGTAACACAGTGGGGTCAACACTAAGGGGAAACTTGTTATTAGCAAATAACACATCAGTGATTTGACCATATGCTGCAAGCACCTTGGTCTTTGTCACCTTAATGAATACACGGCTCTTCTCTGTCTCAGTAAATTTAACATCAGGTCCATAGATACCACGATAGTTTCTATATGCCTTGAGCCAACGCTGTTCGTCCTGTCTACGGCTCTCTTCAGATCTTGTATATCTGTCGTTTAAGAAGTTTAAAAGAGAACTACCAATAAATGGAGCTTTTTCTCCATCTTTCCTGTCCCCTAAACCAATGGACTTGTCATCCATGAAATTGTTTGTAGCCATAAATACCTTTTAATACCCAAATGTGGGGTCTGCCATCTTCATCCCAGAGCCAGCAGAATTTAATGGATTGTAATCGAACAAACTACTTCTAGGTCTGCTCATCACACCATAACGAATAGCATCATATAAGTGATCTTCAGCCTTAGTATCAATATCCTCTGGGTTTCTTTTGTCCAAAGGTATGATGGGTAGCTGAGCAATCGTATTCACACAGTTGCTTGTTATAACCAATCTTGGCTGTTCTGTAAAGGTGTCAAGTTGTAGCCTTCGATGCAACTCATTCTTACCCGCCACCCTACTTCCAGCACTTCTATCAGATGGCCTCCACCTACAACCCTCTGCAATCATCTGTTCTGCCAGTGATGGACCTGTATCACCCCTCTTATGCCAGCAACTACTGTCCAACACCCCATATCTCATGGGTCCATCGTTCTCTTCAGCCCTCATCACCATGTGGGCGAGGTCTTTGGCAAGTACCTTGCTAACATATAGCTCACGATAGACCACCAATTGTTCACTTGGAGACACAGCAAACCACACCACAGCACTATAACTTCCGTATCCATAGTCACAAGCCCTAAATTTAGTCCAATTACTCGGTATGTGGAACGGTTCCACCACATGTATCTGCCTATTAAACTCAGGAAACGCTGCACCTTCAGCAATATCCCAGTTTCCTTCTAGTAGTTGCTTCCTTTGATGCTCAGGAAGAGACAACAACATGGTTTCGTAGTCACCTGTCTGCATCAAATAGGGGTTATCCGTCAACATAGCAGGGATAAACCTACGCTTAAACAGTGGCAAGCCCTCTTTACTGTGTCCTTTGGGATACACTAAGGTGGTACTGCTCTCAATATCTGTCGCATCAAAGGCTTTACCCGCTGGAGAAGGGTCAATAAACATCTTCTTCACCCAAGCATGACCCGGACCACCCGGATTTGTCGTAGCTCTCATGAAGATTGGTAGGTCTGATGCTGCTGTACGCAGTCGAGAACGCATATAGTTCCACGGAAATGGCGTATGCCACTGCGTCAACTCATCAAAACCAATCCAGCTAAACGCCAATCCCTGATATCTCAATACGTCTTCATCTCTATCAAGGTAGGACATCCACAGTCTAGCCCCTGATGGTGCTTCCCATTGCATCTTTCTCTCACTCCACTTGATGCCGGGGTAAATCTTTGGATAAAGCTCTTGACTCTTCCAAATAAGTTCTCGAAGTTCTTCTGTAGTGTGTCGTAACAGAAGCCCAGAAAACTGTGGATGTACCATATACCTCA